GGAGAGGAAGGAAAGATCACGTCCAAGGCACTCGCGGCTGGGCTGCTGCAGCAAACGCAGCAGATCGACAAGGAGTTCGGGCGCCTTCCGATGACCTTCTCCAGGTCGTGGGCACAGATCAAAAACAACTTCGTGCGCCGGGCAGGCGAGATGAACGAGCGATACAAGTTGGCGGAGCGCTTCAATCAGGTTGCACAGCTAGCCGTTTCGCACATAGACAAGATCGGCGCGGCGCTTGCAGCGATAGTGGCGAGTTCTGTCATCGGCAAGGTCTTCGGCCCGATGGTCAAAATGTTCAGCTTCCTAGCGCGTTCCGGCCGCGTCGCGATGTTGTTCTTCGACCGCATGGGGAAAGGGAAGACGGCGCAGGCCTTCGCGAAGTTGGGCAAAGGGGGGCTGCGGTTCTTGCGCGTGGTGCGCTTCATCGGACTGGCGATGTCCGCCATTGGGGGCATCGGCGCCGTCGCCCTCGCTGTCATCGCCGCGGCAGTAATTGCTCTCGGCCTACTGGTTTACAAGTACTGGCAGCCAATCAAGGCGTTCTTCAGCGGCGTCTGGGACGCGCTGTCAGAGGGCGGCACAGCCGCCTTCGCTGAACTCACCAAGGCGCTCGAGCCGCTCGCTCCTGCATTTGAGGTGATCGGCGGTTGGCTTCAATCCATCTGGGACTGGTTCCTGGCGCTCATTGCCCCTGTACGCAGCACCTCGCAGGAACTGGATGGCGCAGCGTCGATGGGGAGGATGTTCGGTGAGCTGATGCTCACCAACCTGCGCCTGGTGATGGGAGTTGTTGGCCTCGTCGTGCAGGCCTTCGTATGGCTGGGAGAGGCCATCGGCACGGCGCTGGGATGGCTGGTCGTCTCTACCGGCAAGATGTGGGACGGGATCAAGTCCGGGGTGGGCGCTCTATGGGATTGGATCACCACCAAGTTCAAGGCCGGCTGGGACTTTGTATCCGGCCTGATCCCGGATTGGGCACTTTCAGGGTTCAGGGTCGAGGCACCGACCGGGAAGCAGCCGGGCAATTGGCAGAACATGGACGCCGGCAGTGTCGTCAACGCCGGGCGCCCCGCCGTGAGCCAGAACGTCACCAACACAGCCACCGTCCAAGTGTCGGCGCCGGCCGGCGCTAACCCGGCCGCCTATGGCGCAGCGGCGCAGCGCGGCACAAGCAAAGCCCTGAGCGGCTTCCAGTACCAGCTCCCGACCCCCGTCGAGAGCTTCTAAGCACCCCAGGAGGTCGCAGTGACAACGACGTCGCTGACGTTCAGCTCGGCGTTCGGCACCCGCACGGCTGTCGGCGCGCTGCTGCTGGACGCGCTTATCAGTGAGGACACCGTGCTGGACAGCTACGCGAGCAGCTATCCGGTCGAGGACGGCAGCACCATCACCGACCACATCGCCAATGAGGCAGAACGGCTGTCGTTGTCCGGACAGGTCACCTCCGCCGACATCACGCTGTTCGGTGAGGGCGGCTGGCAGAAGCTGGTCCAGGCGAAGGAGGTGCTTCGCCAGCTGCATGAGGCCAGGGCGCCAATCACGATCTCCACGGTGCTGGACACCTACAGCGACATGGTGATGGAGCGCTGCCGCATCGGTCGGTCCAATGAGGGTGACCACTTCACGGTCGACTGCGACTTCCGGCGAATCACGAAGGCCGAGCTTCGTACCGAGGCTGTGCCGGAGGATCGGGCCAAGAATCCAGCCAAGGGAAAGGCCGGCGCTTCCCGGCGAAGCGGCGGCAAGGCCTCAACGAAACCTGTCGCCGGCGGCAGTCAGGCCGACGCGACGCGCTACGTCAACAACGTGGTGGGCGGCACCGGAAAGGGGTAGCCATGTTTGAAATTGTGACGATAGACGCGAACGACCAGCTTCTAGAGGTCGCGCTGGACGGGGAGACGTTCTTCCTACGGTTGAGCTGGAACAGCGAGGCCGAGGGATGGGCACTTGAGGTGCAGAACTACAACCAGGAGACGCTGGTAGCGGGTATCGCGATGGTGCCAAACACACCGCTCCTGCACCGATATCGCTACCTCGGGTTGCCCCCGGGGGAGCTCATGGTCCTGATGAAGGACAGGGCTGCGCAGGCAGGTCGGCAAGGGTTCCTTGATGACACCGCTTCCCTGATCTACGTCACGGCCGCAGACATGCAAGTCCCCACCGGAGGTGCCTGATGGCAAGGTTTCGAAGGGTCTACCGCCTGGTGGTTGGACCGGCAGGCGGGCAGGGCATCGTCGTGGAAGCGCCTATACACATCGAATTCGATGTGGAGAAGGATGGAGAGGAGGAGCCGAACGTCCACACGTTCCGCCTGTTCAACCTGGCCGAGGCGACCCGTGCGGCCATGGAGCGCCCGGACATGCGCGCGTACCTCTACGCGGGCTACGAAGAGGAAGGCGGGGCGATCCTCATGGCGGGCGGAACGGTGGTGGATTCCTTCACCAGCTTCGAGGCTCCTGACGTGATTACGGAGCTGGCCGTGGCCGACGGGTACGCCGAGATTCGAGATAGCGCCGTTTCGCTCAGCTACGGCGCTGGCGCCAGCTCTGAGGCCATCGTCGCCGACGTGGCGCGGCAGATGGGCCTGGTGCTGAACATGCCGCAGTCGCTACCGCCCAGAACGTGGCAGCACGGGTTCAGTTTCTACGGGCCGGCGCGGGCCGCGCTGCACAAGCTCTGTCGCGGTGCGGGCATGGAGTGGTCTGTCCAGAACGAAGCGCTGCAGGTCGTGGCCACCAACGGCGTGACCGAGCGAAGTGTGGTTGTGCTGAACGCCGCGTCCGGCCTTCTGGGCTCGCCCGAGCGGGTGCGCGAGGGTAGCCGGGAGACCGACGCAGGTGGCAAGAAGGGGAAGCCGTCGAAGAAGCAGCGCAGGGATGGCTGGCGTGTCCGGTCTCTGCTCCTGCCGTGGGTCAACCCCGGGGATCGTGTGCAGATGGATGGGCGCCATGTGAAAGGCCTGTGGCGCGTGCTCAGCGTGAAGCACCAGGGCCAGTACCAAGGCGGCGACTGGTCTACGGAACTGCACCTGGTGGAGGTTTGAGATGAACGATGCAACACAGATGCGGCGGCTATTTGCGACGGAGCTGGCTGATGTCCATACCTGCCTGCCGGGGCAGATCGTGAGCTACGACGGCGTGACGGCCGTCGTGCAGCCGGCTCTATCCAAGCAGCTAGGCTCGGGCGCGGCGCTTCCGGCGCCGCAGATATTCAGCGTCCCAATCTGCTGGCCGTGCGGCGATGCCGGCGGTGGCCAGGCCATGATTACGGTTCCTCTGAAGCCGGGCGATGCCGTCGTGCTCCACTTCAGCGAGCGCGCGTTGGAAAACTGGCTGTCCGGGCAGGACGGTGAACCCGGCGACCCGCGCATGTTCGATTTATCCGACGCCTTCGCAACGCCGGTATGCCGGCCGGGCCGGCAGCAGGCGGACCCGGACAACCTGGTTGTGACGTTCGCCAAGGCCAGTATCACGATGTCGCCGAGCGGGGAGGTAGCTATCACCGCCGCCGGCGCGGCCAGCATCACTGCACCGTCGGGGCTGACCATTGATGCGGACGTCAAGTTGAACGGAAAGCTTGACGCGACTGCCGACGTCGTCGCCGGCGGCGTCAGCCTGATGAACCACCTGACCACTGGCGTCATGCCTGGCTCGGGCATGTCGGGGAAGCCGCAGCAGTGAGTATCGACCTGAAACTCAACGCCGGGCATGACCTGGCGCTCGACAGCACGTGTGTGGTGCTGGTGGACGGGGCCGCGCGGGTGCGCCAGCAGATCAAGGTGACGCTGCTGACGTGGCTGGGGGAGTACTTCCTCGACGTCACCTTCGGCGTGCCCTACCTGGAGTCGATCCTGGTCAAGCGGCCCAACCGCGCAGAAGTTGAGTCGGTGCTGCGCCAGCGCATTACCGCCGTGCCGGGGGTTCTCCGGGTAACCCGGATGGATATCCAGATCGACCGCGAGGCCCGTCAGCTTCGGGTCGACTTTCAAGCCGCTACCAGCGAAGGCCTGGTCACGGACCTCATTACCCTGGAGTAGCTATGTCCGGCTTTGGCGTTACCCCGCTTGGCTTCGCGCGCGCGCGACTGGCCGACATTCGAACCGAGATCATCACAGCCCTGCGCGCAAACCTGCGCCGGGGCGGGCTCCCGGACGATATCGAAACCCGCCCGGACTCCATCTTCGGCATCCTGATCGACACGTTTGCCGAACGCCACGCAGCGGCGTGGGAGTTGGCCGAAGGTGTTTACCGGGCCATGTACCCCGGTTCTTCCGAGGGTATCAACCTCGACAACTCGGTGTCGTTCACGGGGGTGCAGCGCCGGGACGCGGAGCGCTCGCGGTGCTACGCGCTGTGCTACGGCACCGAGGGCGTGCTGGTGCCGGCGGGGTCGACGGTGCGGCACCAGGTGTCCCAGTCGCTGTGGGTGCTGGCGGCCAACGTGACCATCAGCCGCGCAGCATGCGCTGACGTCACCCTGACGCCGGTCCCCCGGCCGACAACCGAGTACGCGGTTGTGATCGACGGGCAGGAATTGAGCTACACGTCGGATGCCACTGCGTCGCTTGCGGAGGTCATCGCCGGAATTGTCGCTGCGATCAGCACCACCGGGCTATCCGTGAGCAGCGACGGTGCCTCGGTGCGCGTCCAGTCCGACGGCCGGCGTGATTTCTCGGTCGATATCGCCCGTGGCCCCATCACACTGGATCGGGTGGGCTCGCCGGGCCTGTTCCAGACCGACCGGCCACTGGCCGAGGGCGCCGCTGTTGGCGATCTCTCAACCATCGTGAGCGCGGTCCAGGGATGGGCCTCTGTGACCAATCTTCAGGCAGCGATCGCTGGCCGCCTGGTTGAGAGCGACGCGGAGCTGCGGGCCAGGTATCCGACCGGGCTGTTCCGGCTCGGCGCTGCGACCCATCCCAGCCTTGAGCCGAACATTCGCGACCGGGTGACCGGTGTCTCTGCCATCAAGGTTTTCGAGAACGACACGGATTACACCGACGCAGCGGGCCGCCCACCGCACAGCGTGCACTTCGTGGTTGAGGGCGGTCTAGATCAAGAGATCGGCGACGCCATCTATCGCGTGAAGGCTGGCGGCATCCAGGCGCACGGTGCAGTCGTGGTACAGGTGCTGGGCGACGACGGGGCCTACCACGTGGTGCGTTTCGACCGGCCAGGCCCGTTGTACGTCTGGGTCAAGGTGTCTATCACCGAGCTGCCGGCCTCGGAGGCCATCTTCCCCGTGGACGGGGCGCAGCGCGTTGCTGCTTCAATCAAGGCGGCCGGGGCGCAGCAGGGCATCGGTGCCGACGTCGTATGGCAGCGCTACTTCGGCGCGATCTACCAGACGCCCGGTATCGGGCATGCAGACCTACGATTCGCATGGTCACACGATCCCACCTTCCAGCCTGGCCCCGCGGACTTCCTGTCCGAGAACATCTTGGTTCAGGACTTTGAGGTCGCGAGGTTCGACCTCTCACGCATCGAGGTGACCTGATGGATCTACAGCAGGATCACCCAAGCGTGGGGTGGGGGAACTGGACGGATCAGTTTCAAGATTCGCCCAGGCTTGAGGCGACGGTGCGGGCGCTGCTTCAGCCTATGCAAGGCATCCAGCTTGCGCTGCTGCGGATGCACCGCGACCGCTGGCTGGACACGGCAGAGGGTGCCCAGCTGGACGGCATCGGCGAGATCGTCGGGCTGTCACGGGTGCTGGACAACGCTGTGTTTTCTACCTTCTTCGGCTTTGTAGCCCAGCCGGAAATCGGCGGGTTCGGCCAGGCTCGCTTGCGCCGCTCCCACGAGAATCACCTGTCAGGATCAACCATGTTGGGCGATGCCGAATATCGGCGGCTGCTGCGCTGGAAGATCGCGATCAACAACGGGCGGGGAACTGCTCCTGAAATCGTGGCTGCGCTGCGAACGATCTTTGAGGCGCCGCGGGTAATTGTTGAGGACGCCGGCACGGCGGCGATCCGCATCTGGATTGGCCAGCCGGCAGGCACGCGAAATCCCCTGATGGCAAACGCCGCACGCTGGGTGCCAAAAGCGGCCGGCGTCGGAATATCAGCCATCACAACCTCTCCCGAGCGACCGTTCGGATTCAACAACCAGGGCTTTGACGGCTTCGGCGTCGGTGTCTTCGCCCATCAGCTTTAGCAACTTGGAGCACAACCTATGGCAGAGGTCAACTTCTTTGACCACTTCGAACTCCCGTGGGCCCGAAACGGCACCGTGGAGGGAATCACCGACAGCCAGTGGCAGGCGGGCTGGAGTTTCGTTGGCGCAACGCCTCCATCCGTGGAGCAGTTCAACAAGCTGCAGCAGATGTCCGACGAGAAAGCCGCGTGGCTCTTCCGCCAGCTCAAGGCCGTCGCGCAAAGGTATCAGTTCGACCTGACGCCAGAGAGCGAAGACGGCGTTCTCCTGGCTGTTCAGGGGCGCCTGTTGAACGTGGTGGTGTTTTCGGCGCCTGGCACGGCGGCGTACACCCCCACGCCTGGCACTCGGCACATTGTCGTTGAAGGCGTGGGCGGAGGCGGAGCGGGAGGTGGATCGGCCACTGTAGGTGCTGCGGCCGTGTCTTTCGGTGGTGGTGGTGGCGGCGGCCGGTACTTCAAGAGTCTGTTGAAAGAGGACTTCTCCGGCATGTCAGTAACGGTCGGTGCCGGCGGCGTCGGGGTTGCGTCAGCTGCCGGTGGCAACGGCGCGTCGACAAGCTTCGGAGCAACGCTTACAGCTCCAGGCGGTCAAGGTGGCGCGTCTGGAGGCGTCTTTGCCAGTTTCCCAGGCCTTGCAGGTTATGGGCCAGGCGGCGCAGCCGGGATGGGTGGCTCTATCGTGAACGCAAGCGGCGGAAACGGTAGCTTCGGGTTCGCCGGCAGTGCGGGCAGTGGCATCTCAGGGTACGGCGGGGTGTCGGCGCTGGGCGGCGGTGCCAATCCGGTAGTCAGCACGACGTCTGCAGGTAACCCCGCGACGAGTCCGGGCGCGGGCGGTTCCGGCGCGCTGTCCGTTTCCAGCGGAACGGCACGCCCTGGTGGCAACGGCGCAAATGGAAAAGTAATCATCTGGGAGTACAGCTGATATGAAGTACGCAAGGATCCAAGACGGTCGAATCTTCGAGTTCTTCAACACAGAGGATGGGGTCGATATCAAGTTCTACTTCGGCGACTACGGGGTTTGGGTTCCCGTAAATGCCAAGCTGAAACCCCAGCCAGAGCAAAACTGGAGTGCTCACCAGGACGAGGGCGGAACTTGGCATTTCACTGTTCCGGAGATTCCCGCGCCGACGGAAGTGGAGTCGCGCTGGCAGCGATACGCGCTGTTGAGAGCTACGGACTGGGCGGTAACTCGACATCGCGATCAGCAGAGCTCGGGCGGCGCGACGGCGCTTTCCGAGGAGGACTATCAGGGCTTGCTTCGCTATCGGCAGGAGCTTCGAGACGTAACCCAGCAATCAGGTTTTCCCGCCGAAGTTTTGTGGCCCGCGCCCCCGAGCAGCATGGCGGCTATGCTGACGCAGGATCAGTTGCGAGAGTTGCCTGCTGAGGTTTAGCGCGCGCCCTCCCCCGCATTGCTCGAAGGGTTGGCCGCTCTATCAGGAACCATGAACCGGCGGCGATGCAAGTAGTGACTGGGATGGCGATAAGCAAGGCCGCCAAGTTGCCCAATTGAGGGTAGTGCATTGCAACAAGCTGCTGCACCGGGAATGCCCAAAGGTAGATGCCGTAAGAAAGATCGTGGCGAGGTGCGAACCTGGTCAGTAGTGGAAGCGCGCCCAGCGCCAAAATGGAGTATGCAAAGGCCACGTAGAACGCCAACGGCCCGGCGGGCGTAGCGCGGAGCGCGAAATACGCCACGCCGAGACCAACGGCGATTCTGCCATCGATCCGGATAAACGACCTCCCAGCGTAGAGCGCCATGCCCAAGATGAAGAAAAGCACTGGATAGGAGGCGTAACCCAACGGCATGCGCATCATGTCCCGGAGGAACGGGCCATTGGAAGGCCCAGCTTTCCAAATAATCAGCAGTGCTGCCGCAGCGGCAGCGACGGCGAGAAGGGCAGGGCGGCGCACGGCGCCCAACAGACCGAGGCCCAGTACCAGTAGGTAGCATTTGACCTCGACCGGCAGCGTCCAAAGCGATCCGTTGGCGACTTCAGGAATAGCGTTTCCAGCGAAGATTCCCGGTAGCACACGCTCGACTCCACCCAGAAGCGTGACGTTAGCGAGAACGAATCGAGCTTCGGCATCACGAGAGGCGGGCAGCCAAGCCAGCTGGCTGGCCAGAGGATAGATGACGAGCAGGGTGGCAAGTACGCAAACGACCAGTGCCGGCCAGACTCTTGCTACGCGAAGCAGTGCGAAGCGAAGTGGCGAGCGCTGCCGGTCGTAGCTGGCCGTCACCAGCATGCCACTTATCAGGAAGAACGTATAAACGGCGAGGCTTCCGCTGTACTCCATGCCTGTGAAAGCAAGGATCGGCTCAGATCTCCCGGCAACCGGCTGGATCCAGTACGAGTGCCCGAACATGACAGCTACTGCCGCAACCAGGCGCAGCAGGTCGAAGTTGTTGGCGCGGCCGGAAATCAGGTCACTTAGATGGACGGGCTCTTTCACGATCATCCTTGGAATGCCTTAAGCCCCGCATTCTGCCATGTGTTATGGGGATATCCGGCTGTTCACTCCCCAGCTGCCGCTCTC